GTGTGCGCTGTAATTAATTGACCATTAATAACAAATCCAACTCTAACAGAACCTACTCCTAACCATTCAATATCTATAAATAATATATTTGATGTTGCTGCATTTAACGTAAATCCACTTGCACCGGTTCCATTTAACTTATCCCCGTTCCACGCTGATTGATTAATTTCAGTATCTACAGCTGCACCTGATGTATAAGTACGTCTTACGATTTGATAACCTGTACCTGTATCTTGAAAAAATATTCCATTATTAGCATCAAATAAACCTACCTTTTGTTTAAGATTTTCAGTCTGTGCATTCATTACAAAGGTATTAAAAATAAGCAATGATTTACCAGGTTGATAAGACATTACTCTTTTAGATTGTCTTATAGTCTTTGATCCTGATGCTTCTGTTACATTTAAATTAACTGTTGATTTGTTAGCTGTATAAGTAACTGTTCCACCATTTGCAGTTGATTCATCAAATAGTGAATTCTTTGACATAATACTTTTACTATCAAAGATTGTAAGAGGATTTGAAACTCGAAGTCTTCCAAATGCATCTAGATTGTTACCACCAAAGGTAACTAACTCACCATTACCTATATTTACATTATTACAAAGACTCATTAACAACCATTCCTTCCAGACATATACCAAGTTTGAGCTTCAGCTGTATCTTGAACATCTTGTGTAAAGGTATTATTTAATTGTAACACCATCTGCTCTAGTGTTCTAATAATCTGGTCCATCTGTTGTTGACTATAAACAGGTGTAGCGTTTGCAAGTCTTGGTTGATCTAGTTTTGCCATTATCTTAAACCATCCTGTTGACCATCTATACGAAGAGTTCCGTATCTCCATTTAGTATCAACTTCAGTACTTATAATTTTAACTGCAACCTGACGTCCTCGCGCGCGCATGTCGACTTTAGTTGTGGTAGAATATACTAAAGTGCTTGATGCAACTGTTTGATTTGAACCAGGATATTGTCTAACTAAAAATTGAAAATTAACTGCTCCTTGTTGATTTTTTAAATCAGGTATATATCGTTTAATAAACATAGAGTGATCTCCATCTACAATATCCACGTCCCCTGATGTAATGTAAGCAGTAATCGGACCTGTATCGTCGTTCACTCCTTTTTCTTGATCGTATAATGTAGATACACCTGCTGTTAAACCAATAACTGTTGGTTGAGCAAGTGTTGTAGAATTTGGCATATATTTAGTAGCTAAAGGATTTGCAAATATATCTTTAGAAGCCCAAGTTGTTCTAGCTAAAGTTCCAATAGTCCATACTCTTTCAAGATAATTATAAGTTACAACTCTATCTATTTCAGTAGAGTTAGCTGATGTATAGAACCAATTCACTTCTGAAAACTCAAGATTAACTCCAGCATAAATTGTAGAATGTTCATCTGGATTTACATCACCAAATACATAATCTTGTACTGAACATGGAATTTCTTTTACAACCCCGTCAAACAAATAAAATGCACCATCTGACATCCAATACACAACGTTCTCCGCTTCTACAGCAGAGTGTATTCCTAAAGCTCCACAGTTCGTACCGATTTGTTTAAATGAGAATGTAAATGGTGGGCCAACAAACTGCATAGAATGAGCTGATGTATTAGTTAATATTAATATATCTCCTCTTGTTGGAACTGCAGTTACAATTTGGTTTCCTGATGATAATCTTTGAAATCCTGCGGTGTTCGTTGCATTAGGTGTAAAGTCAGTAATAGATTCTTGTGAACCGAATAACACAGCCATCGGATCATAAGTTGCTGTTGTGCCTGGTGTTGTTTGTGTACCAAAGAATATAATATGCCTATCTCTAGGAGATACCACCATATAATTAGATTGTGTTGGAGCATTACTTAATAATGTAGCTCTAGTATTTCTTGCAGGTAAAAATGCAGAAGTATCAAAGTAATAGGTTTTACCACCAACGATCGTTGCAATAATATCTTCACCAAAGTTATCTATTTTCCAAACTCTTGGATTTGCTGTAATAACTCCTGATGGTCTTGGTGTATTCCAAGTAGAAAATCCCCATGCACCGGCTCCCCATCCGTTACCAACGGTTGTAATATCTGCACCTACATTTATTTGAAATGCAGCGCCACTTGCTGTTCCAGAAGCAGTTACAGCTCCTGGTGTTGCAATAGATGCAACATCAATTGTAAATGTATTAGCTGTTTTAATTTCTTGAATCTCAAATTCTTGAGCCATGTTTGCATTAGTAATATTTACAACGTTCACTCCAGATACACCTGAAAATGTAACAAAGTCTCCTGCTACTGCACCATTAGAAGTTGCTGTAACATCAACTATAGTTGTGCCGGAAGTAAATGAGAATACTGCTGGGATAGTAGTTGATAAAGGTGTGATGTCATAAAAGTTGTTATCGTAATATAAATATAATTTTCTATTTGTGCCAATGGCAGCTAATGAGTCTCCAGCTAAATCTGTGTAGGTGTGAATGTCTCGTGCAACGCCTATTAGGTTATTACCTACGGCTGGTTCCCATCCACCTATCTTTTCAGGAACACCATATCTAAAACGCACATTATCGCAATCTACCCATCCGCCTTCTGCGCCGTATTGTGTGTTTTGTTTATCTATTCCTGGTCTAAATTGTAATTTATTTATCGGCATAAAACCCCTAGTAAACGGGTTTTATATCACTTTTTAAACCAAGCTGGAAGTCCTAAATGAGGTCTACGATCGTATATATTTTCTTTAGATCCTTTAGTTTCAACATTATTATAATGTAAGAATACTTGACCACAATCATCAAAAGTTAATTTATCTCTCCAATGTTCTAATTCATTTCCACGATACACTAACATATCACCTGGCTCCAACATTACTTTAATACCTTTAGATTTTGATGCTTTGTAGTTACCAGTTTTCTCATCAACACCACCTTGTGATGCATCTGGTTCTAAATAGATTGGCCAACAACCACCACCTAAATGCATAGTTGTAGAAATTTCACATGAGAATCTATCTTTATGACGATGTAATACATCTCCTTTTTTATAAATTCTTGCGTATGAATAATTAGTATTTAATTTTAATCCTGTTTCTTTTTCCATAATTGGAAGAAGTTTTACAAGTAATGTTTCCATTACAATGTCAGAATAATGTGAATATGTTTCTGGAACTTGTTGATCATTCCATACACCAAAGTATTCTGTAAATTGACTAATATATTTTGTATCAAACATTGTTCTTGCAACTTTTCTTTTCATCATGAAATAATCATAACAAAACTTTGCAAGATCCTCTGATATTGCTCCTTTTATAATTGCATATTTATTTTTCTTAAAACTCATACTTCTCCTTTAGTTTGTTTTCTTACAGTATCTGTAATCATTCTTCTCACAGCTTGTAGATTAAAATGTATAAATCTAAAAGGTTCTACACCATCATCTACCACATATTGATGTTCCATGTAAGCTGGAAAGAATATCATTGTACCTGGTTTTGGTTTGTAATGTATTTGATGTGTTCCAAGTGTAATTTCAGTTTCATTTTTTAATGGTAACTGTGTAATAAGTTTAGCTGGTCTTGGATCATGGAAAACAGGCATTGAAGTTTTTTCACTACATTTTAAAAAATAAAAACCAGATATATGGTTATCATAGTGTATATGACCTTCGTGATGCCCACCTCCTTTTTCACCAAATTCTTGTACCCAGAATTCAGTCCAAAATAATTCATAGTTCTTTAAATCATATCCCATATGATCTAAAACGTTCCAACTTGTTGCACCTATATAATCTTGTAATTCTTTTAAACCAGGATCTCCTACTAAAGATGTAGAATGATGACTCATTCCATGATCTCCTATTTTTTTACCAAATTTCTTTTCTCGTTCTTTAATGTTTTTTGCATTATTTTTCTTTGCATCTTTTACGTATTTGTCACAAATTTTATTTACATCATCTACCCATTCTGGAATTTCAATAGAATAGACTGGTGAACTAAAATATACGGATGCTTGTAATTGATCTGTTTTTGCCATTAGTTTACGTCCTTTCTGTGTTTGTTTAAGTATTTCTGAATCATTTCTAATTTATCTTCTACTATAGCTACATTACTATTGCAAATAATACATAATAAACTTCTAACTTTTCCTGTTTTATGATCATGATCTACTGATAAATTTCTTTTAAATTCATCTCTATGTCTATTACAAATAGCACAAGAATAATTTTGTTCTTTTAATTTTTGTTCGTATTCTTCAATAGAAATTTTATATGTGTGTTTTAATTGATTATTTTTAGCAAGTCTTACATCATAAGGAGTATTCGTATATAATAATTTTCTTGCTTTTAATTTTTTAGCTCTGTTTCTAAAATAATATTCTTTTTGATATTGTTTATTTTTTATAGGATCTTTATGTGGCATATTATTTATATGGATAACCTAAATTCCAAATTACTAAAGAATATCTTGTTCCTTTTGTAACTGGTTTGACGCGGTGCCATACAAAACTTGGGAAAACAACTATACTTCCTCTAGGTTTTATTTCAGCACATTTTCTAATTGATTGTTTATCGGGATCTGTATTTCTAAAATCAAATTCTAATTCACCACCTTCATAATCTTCTGGTGCTGATAAACTACAAGTGACAGAAAGTTTTCTTATTTTACCATGTGTGTCAGGATTATTTTTATTATCGTAAGGTGTCTCCCAGGCGTCCGCGTGCCAGTCGTAAAATTGATTTAATTTATATTTTGTAAATTGACATGACTCACTGAACGACCAATCGAAATTCCACCCAGCTAATCTATTTGCTTGATGTATGAATGGTTGAATTTCTTTATAAATCCAACGATCATTTAACCATACAATATTTGAATCTCTTTTCTTTTTTAAATCTTTTAAATCCTCATCAGATAAAGGTTTACCTTCATTGATTTTATTTGTTTGACCACCTGTTAATGCTAATTGCTCTTGTTGAGCAGTTCCATATTTAATCAGTTCATCACAAAATCTAGGTGTGAGTGCACTTTGAAAATAATAGTAATAATTCTGTAAGTTCATTTCTAATACCTATATAATTATTTTTATAGGATTTGTAAAGAGTAAATTATTAGCCAATTGTAAGTGTTCCAGAAACCGTGAATGTCGCAACAGTACATCCTCCAGCTGGTGCTGGTAATGTTGTTTTTGTATTTGTTCCTGGTGCAACAGTTATAATAGGTCCTGCTGGTCCTGGTGCTCTTACAATAATTATACCCGAACCTCCTGATCCTCCAGGTCCAGTTACGTTTCCTGGAGTACCTCCACCACCACCACCTGTATTCGCTGTACCAGATGTAACCTGATCGCCAGGATTTACTCGACCAGAATTACCACCACCTCCTGATCCTCCTGTTCCTGAATTAGCTTGAGCTGGGCCTGAACTACCACCTCCACCTCCTGCGTAAGTTACTGCACTTCCTGAAATTGAATTTGGAGATCCATTTCCACCATTTCCACCAACACCACAATTACCCGGCCCTGATGCTGCTCCACCTGTTGCACCTGCTCCACCTCCTCCGCCAGCTGCTCCGTTTTGTTTAGGGGCTTGTCCAGCTCCACCATTATTTCCTTGTGATGGACTAACTGGAGGTGAATTACCTGTACCAGCAGTTCCTGGTCCAGCTTCTCCAGCTCCTCCACCTCCTGATCCTCCTGGAGTTGCAGCAAAAGGACCTCCTCCACCTCCTCCTCCGCCACCTGTTGAAGTAATTGTTGAAAATGTAGAAGGATTACCAACACCAGCAGCAACCCCACCAGCACTAGGAGCTCCAGCTCCACCAGCTCCAATTGTTATAGGAGTTGATTCACCTCCACTTAATGAAATTTTTGTTCCACCAGGAAATGAAGTTCTATAACCTCCAGCTCCACCTCCTCCGCCATGATTAATACCACCTCCTCCTCCACCGGCCACGACTAAATAATCAAAACTTACTTCTAATTTTGGCCACGTTCCTTGTTTCTGGCTTCTAAATTGTGCACTCAACGGCCACGATCCACTGGCCTTGTTTAATTCTTTTACGATAACGATTCCTGAACCGCCGGCTGCTCCTGCATGAGTTATTCTATCTGATCCTCCACCAGCACCTCCTCCAGTATTGGCTGTTCCAGCAGTTCCTACGTTTGGTCCTGGTCCTGGAGCACCTGCTCCGCCACCACCTGAACCTCCTGTTCCACCTGTTCCACCTGATTGTCCTCCACCACCTCCACCACCACCTGCATAAACTCCTGAATTAGGTATTGGTGTTGTAAATAATGGTGATACATCTGAACCTGCTCCTCCCGGTCCTCCAATAGTTGGAGGAGATGAAGTATTTGTTCCAGCTGCTGATGCTCCACCACCACCTGCTCCGCTACTAAAATCAGCAGGAGATGATCCTCCATTATTTCCTTGTGGCGGACTTACTGGCGGAGTATTTCCTGTTCCACCACTACCAGGACCATTAGCAGATCCTCCTCCTGATCCTCCTGGTTGTCCATTCTTACCACTTCCACCATCACCAAACCCACCTCTTCCTCCACCTGTGCTTGTAATTGTTGAAAATATTGAATCTGATCCGTTAGTTCCATCATTATTTCCTGAAGCCCCTGCTGCTCCACCTGCTCCTACTGTTATTGGATATGCTGTTGCTCCACAAACTGGAAATGATGCACAAGTACGAAGTCCACCTGCTCCACCTCCACCTTGTATTCCTGAACCTGGTTCTTTTCCTGGTGTTCCACCACCTCCTGCTACAACTGCTGTTGCAACTATTCTAGTTCCAGGTTGCGTGGTTAATGTTGTTGAAGCGGTTGCAATAGTTTGAGTACACTTTCCAAACGATGTTGGATTAACTACTCCTATGATACCGCCATTCGGTGAACCCATTTGGTGCTCCTAAAATTTTTTAACTTAATTGCCTGTAGCAATCCAAGATGAAGTTTCAGGTGACCAAGCGAATGTATTATTTTGATCGTCTTTACCAATCCATCTTTTATTAGCTTCATCCCAAGAGATAAAATATCTTACATTATCTCCATAGGTTGTAACTGTTGGATATGCAACAGGTGCTTGCCAG